ACCGAGAATTTTCAATCATTTTCTGTTCTCTCTCGCGGCGATACATCTTCAAAGCGTGTCGATTCTTTGTGGAATCGAAAGCTGATCATTCCAGTTGGCCCGTTGCGCTGCTTGGCGATGATCAGCTTTGCTATTCCCCTTAGTTCAGGCTTCTTTCCCTCTTTGTCGTACATCTCCGGTCGATAGACGAAGAGCACTACATCAGCGTCCTGCTCGATGCCGCCAGAGTCCCGGAGGTCCGAGAGTTGGGGAATGTTATCGCCTTGCCGTTGATCGGTTGCGCGCGAGAGTTGCGACAGCGCGAGCACTGGCACCCCTGCCTCTTGGCTGAATATTTTGAGCCCGCGCGACAACGCGGAAACCTCCTGGTTGCGGTTTTCTTTTGCCTTACCGCCCATCAACTGTAAGTAGTCGATGACCACCAGCGACAAGCTACCCGCGCGACGCCGAAGCGCCTCCGTCTTTTCTACAACGTAAGGCAAGCCTACGCCTGGCCGCTGGTCGATAAAAAGGGGCATCTCGGATAGCTCCGAAATAGCAAGCTGAATCCGGCGCCTCTCGTCGGAATACTGCGGCGAGTTGTAGTCTCCAGCGCGAAACCTGATCTGGTCGATTCCCGCTCGCGAGCATATCGCCCTATCCAGTAGCGAACTCCGGGACATCTCCATTGAGAACACAGCTACCGGCCCGGCTGTATTGGCAACGTAATCGGCGATATTGAGCGCAAGTGCGGTCTTACCCATTGCCGGCCGCGCCGCCAAGATGACGAGTTCACCGGCGTGTAACCCCAGCGTCTTCGCGTCGAACCCATGAAAGCCAGTCGCTATCCCCTTGGGCCTCTGCTTAGGATTCAGTAGAGCACTGACGCCGCCGCGGTAGTTTTCTACGATCTCCTGAACCGACCAAAGCCCTTGGGCCTCAAGGCGCGCTTCCGACATCTTGAGGCTGGCCTTGGCGGCCAACCCTTCAAGCGCTACGGTGTCACCGCCGACTGCGAACCAGTCGGTAACATCCTTGCCGGCTGGAACCTCAAATGAAACCGCCTCTGCAATGCCTTCGAGCGCAGCCATGATGGTTGCTCCACGCTTTCGGCCTGGCTCGTCGCCGTCCGGTATGACCACGACACGGCGCCCGCGCAATACTTCGGAATATTCAGGTAACCATTCGTTGCCAGCGCCGCCGCTGTTAGTTGTCGCGACCAGGCCGGCGTTTCGTAGCGTGTCTGCGTCCTTCTCGCCCTCGACGACATAGACGGTTTCGGCCGTTAAGAGCTCCGGCAATCGGTACAGCACTCGCCGAATAGGTGGCAGGTCATCGTCACCTTCGGCTGGCGCGCCCTTGACCGGATACCAGCCGCCATTACTGCTCTTTCGTATCGGGCCACCGTTGATCGACCAGACCCATTCCCCATCCATAGGATGTGGCCGGGATTGTCGAAACTCTTTCTTTGCGCCGTTTCGACCTGGCTCCACGCGCTGCACGCGATAGAGTACTTCGCCGTGCTCATCAAGGTAGAGGTACTCTGCCACAACCTTACCCTGAAGTGGCTTGCGGCTCGGTACCGGCAATCCGGCTCGCTCGGAGAGCATTTTGAGCGCCTCGGGAAAGCTGAGCCCATCCCGACGCATGACGAACTCGAACACATCGCCGGCCGCGTCACATCCGAAGCACTTAAACAACCCCTTGGACTTCGTAACCGTGAACGAAGGCGTGCTGTCGTCATGGAATGGGCACTTACCAACCAGTTCGTCTGCGTTGCCGCCGCGGGAGATGTTGACCGTTTCCGAAACAACGCTTTCGAGTGGAATCGCCCGGCGAATTAAATCGGTGTCAGTCGTCATAGTCAATCTCGACACCAAGCCGTTTTAACTCTTCCCGCTCGGCCCTTACGTCGGCTGGGATGTAGCGCCAAGTCCCGTCTTTGATGAATTCAGCGAAAGGGGGTGCCTTGACGCCGTGGTTCCATGCCCAATCCGCGCATCCAATCCAGAGATCATGGCCTTTTGCAAACTTAGCCTGGACCGCCACGGTTTCGATACCCGGAACCTCAGCCAGCGCTCTTTCCGCTAGTCCACGGTCCTTTTTCTTAGGATGGATTGCATAGCGCTTCTCGAAGAATTCATCCAGAGGTAGGGCACCTGAGACCGAGCCCCCTTCACCGGATGATAGGGTCGCTTCTTTACTATTTGGATATCGGATATCGGATATCGGAGGCATTGGTTTGGCAGCAATTTGGGATGCTGTTTGGCATTCATTTGGCATTACTTTGGCATCACTTTTGTGCTTTTCCCATCTCAATCTGGCTCTCTTCGCCTGTGTTTCGCTGTACTCGTTGGAGTCATTCCTGATCTTTTCAACTTTTTGGTGGAACAGGCGACCGCCATCCGCTTCAAAGAGAGAACGTAGGGTTAGCCAGTCGGTATGCCAACCCGATGCCAAGTCAATGCCAGAACGGTGGCATGTTGCAGCCCATTCAGGATCATTCTTCAGCATTAGAAACACAGCGTGCTCATCGTCTGGAATCGAGCCCTCTTTCCAGCACGACCAGCACAATTGAAGATAGATTCCCTGCTGGCGGTAAGTGAGGCGCTGGACGTTGCCGTCCATGTACCACTCGTTGCCGTAGAACTTCATGTACGGCTTTTTTTCTTTCGCCATATTTCCTGAGAGAGTTTTGCTTCTCGGCGCACACTACGCCGGAATGAAGAGCGTCTTGGTCGGGTTGCTGATCGGGGCTACGATCTTAGTCGCTCTGGATGCGATTGGGGACCTCTACAACAAGAGCAATCCAGTCGTGAAAGCCGGTTTTGCCGCTCTGGAAACGATGCGCCGAAACGGGCCGGAAGCCGACAGGATCGCAGAGGAAATACACCAACTAGCGCACGAGACATTCGAGCGCAGATTTGGCCGCAAAGCTCGGTTGCGTCTGGAGGCCGAGGAATTGACGGTGCTCTACGGCGGCCGCTAGGCCGCCTTTGGTACGAGCGCGCCGCGCATCCGCTTGGAAAGTTCTGCTTGAGCCCTCGCGGTGGCCTCCGCAGTCGAAGGGGCGGCGTCGATCTCGGCTTCGATTTTCGTTAGCAAGGCCGGCTCTGCGTCTTTCAGTACACCGCGCGCTACGCGCTTGTGTAGCTCGCGCTTCAAAGTGTCCGACTCAATCCCAAGGTCGGTAACCATCTGAGTGGTTTCGATCTCGTCTTGAGCTTCGTCCTGGTCAAAATCGAAACCAGTGATCTCGATGGTTGAAGCATCGGCACCGGCGATTTGAGCGGCGTCTGTAAGTAAAGCAAGCATCTGAGGTTTCAGCATCCGGCCGTAACCAGCCAGAATGTCCTTAGACGGAGCCATGTCCTGCTCTTTGCTATAGCCACTCTGCTGGCTCGCCTGGGCCGTTGAACTTCGACCCTGAGCCTGAAGCCACATCTGGCGATAAATCTCCTCGCGGGCCCGGTCGATCTCGTCGGCCATCACCGTGTAGGTCGTGCCGGCAGGCTCGACATACCCGATATCGCCGTCTTGCTCGATGTGATAGTAGGAAGATTCAGACGCTACAGGCTTGTCGTTGAAATCGCCTTTGATGTAAAGCTGGGGCAAACATGACATCGTCAGACCCCAATAATGGGCGTTCTGCATGTTCAGATGCGCGATAGCGTGCAGCATGACGCGATCACCTAGCCATAACCCCTTGGGCACAACAAAGCGCCGCAAGGGACATCTCTTTACCCCGGATAGCGCGTGCAGGCCCGTATCGACTCGTCTTGCAAGCTCGCCTGGCTTGCCGTCCTTTTGCTCGGCTTCGTAGACCGAGAACTGTTCGCGGTCGAAGTATAGCCAGCGATCAACACACTTCGTCTGGCCGCCGAACTCGGTACGCTCGATGGTTTCCTTGGCAACAGCCCAAATAATAGCGCCGGCCTCATCCACCGCCCAATTGATCACCTGCCGCGGGTCATAGTTAACGACGTATGGATTCAGACCGCCAGCCGCCTTCTGCTCGGCTAGGGTGCGTGGTGTTTCGCTTAACCGTGGCAGGTCCGAGAGAGCCCATGTGCTGCCGAACTTCAAGAGCGATGGATAAATCTCGTTTCGCCAGACATCTAGGAATCCGACCCCGGAGCGATTGCAATTTTCGAGGTACGGGGCGATCTTTTCGGGAGCCTTGATCTCTGGATTGCAATCGAAGGTTGCGACCTGATACCAGCCAATCGCCGGGCCAACGATGTTCTGGTAGGTGAAGCGTTCCAACCGTGATCCGTAGACCTCGGTGAGCTCCTTGGGTCGCTTGATGAGGTAGTTTGACTTTTGGGCACGAATCGCCCCGCCGCCGAGAAATAGGAGCTCGATGTCTTCCCAAGACTGAAGATTAACCCGGTACTCCGGGTGCATCGCGCTAATCTTTTCTACCGGAATCGCTTCTAGGTCCATTTTTAGAAAGCCCCCGCAGTGCGAGACCGCCTCAAAGTCTTCTTGAACTTCTCGCCGACGTAGTCACGGCCTTGCACGTGTGACGCGATAGCGCCCCTGGCGGCCCCGAAATACTCATCGAGAGGGAATAGCGCGTATGGCTGCATCATGAAGCACGCCCGGCCGATCTGTTCCTTGCAGCGATAAACCGCATGGAAGAACTGGCCGCGGTTGATTTTTGCTAGGCCGATACACGCCTTCCAGTCAGCGCCGCCGAGAAAGTGTCGTCGAAATATCATCCATTCCACTGGGGCGAGTGTTCGCCTAGCCA